CAAAACTCCGCTTGGCCAGTTCTTGAGGTCGAATTAAGCGGAGGTTCCGCTAGTGCCGCGCAACTGAAAGTTACAGCCGATGACGGCGACAAAGCGGTTCTTGAAGTGGCTGGCTCAACTTCATCTATAAGCGGACTTGCACAAGGCGATGCTGTTTTGTACGCAACGAACAACTTGCAGTTTGGCACAAATAACTCCCGAACTGCAAAACTCACCATAGACTCCAGCGGCAACGTGACCGTCGGAGGTGGAACTGCTTCCTCATTAGTCAGCGGCGGCGACTCGCCAGTTTTGTCAATTGGTGCGACAGATGCTAGTTTGCAAACTACTCACAAAGCAGGCTCGCTAGTATTTTTGACAAATGACGCAGACTACACTGGCACATACGCCGACGGAATAACTGGCGAAATAGTCAGCGTTTCTGAGTCATCTACTGGTGCTGCATACGGTTTGGCTTTTTACACCGGCACGATAGCCAGCAGCAATCGAGCGGAGAGGTTCCGGATAGCCAGCAGCGGCCACGTTTTGGTCGGTACTGCTGCACTTGACGCCAACGTAGGTGCGAAGAGATTTCAGCTTGAAGGTTCGGCCAGCACCAGCGTTGGGCCGGAAATGTTGCTGCACAATCCGGCACAAGGCGGCGGTGCTGCTTCGCTTTTAACTTTCGGCGGCAAAGCATCTGGGACAGAGGGTTACACAGCAGCGATTAAAGCCACAAACACCGGCACGTTGACGATTGGAACGTCGTCAGCGAGTGGTGGCTTCAGCGAACCGGCTGCGGATTTGACCATATCCAGCACCGGCTTGGCCACGTTCAGCGCAGGCATCACCGTCAGCGGCGGGATTACGTCAATTGGTTCAAGCACCGAGCTAACAGTTAGCAGTGGTTTGGTCACGGTTACAAATTCATTCCACACAATCGACACTGAAAACAATGATGCAACAGACAGTTTGGCCACAATCAACGGTGGCGTAGATGGTGCAATTTTGGTTTTGCGGTCGCAAAGTTCAGACCGTGACACCAACATAAAAGACGGTATTGGCAATTTACGCCTTGCCGGAGACTTCAACCTACTTTCGACTCAAAAAATGCTAACGCTAATTAAAGCGGGTTCCAACTGGTACGAACTATCACGCAGCGATAACGGTTAATAAAATGATTACTTGGCAAATAACAAACACGAACAGCAACGCCACCAGCGGCTACATTAAGTCGGCCAACTGGGTTTGCACTAAAACCGAGGATGACCTCTCAACGTCAATAACCGGCGACGTTTGGTTTACTGAACCAGACGAAGCAGACCCCGAATCGTTTGGCATACCTTATGCAGACGTTACCGAGGAAAATGCAATCGCGTGGACGAAAGAGAAACTCGGCGAGGATAGCGTAGCCAACATCGAACTGACTGCGGGAAGAAATTTAGAGGCAATGAAAACACCACAACAACAGGACGGACTGCCTTGGGTAGTTCCAGCACCGGCAGAAGAACCGGCGGCAGAAGAATCTAGCGAGGTAACAGAATGATAGAAATAGCAGTAACACCAACGGCAACCCTCAATGCGTCGAAGGTCGCAATCCAACTTAACTCCGCACAGGAGTTTGGTATGCAATTCAGCGTAGCCGCATTTGGCAAAATCACAGATGCGGAAGGCAACGAAGTTTGGGGCCAGAACCCGCTTTATTCGGGATTGCTGAATGTAACCGGCGACGCATGGAACAACTGGGGAAGCGACCAAGACGATGCGACCTATGTTGGCGACCTAGCACTTGCACAGCTTGGGCTGGAACGTGCGCCAGTTGAGGAAGCACCCGCAGAAGAATCTGGTGAATGACCAACGTCCTAGATCATGCCGCACTTGAGCGCGTAGCAGAACAAGCAATCGGTCATTATGGCTGGTTGCTTATTGCTGCGTTTTGTGCGCTGTTGTTTAAGGACATCTTGTTTAACTTTGCACAAGGCTTGCTAATCTACTGGGGTAGCGACTTTGACAATGACGAGATACTTTACATTAGTGGACGACAAGCGCGGGTTATACGACTTGGCTTAACGTCTACTACATTTTTTATGACAGACAGGCAGACCAAGATGATCGTGCCGAATGAGCAGTTAAAGGCTCTTGTCGTGGAAAAGAAACTGCCTGTCAATGGTGGCGAAGCCTACTTGCCGAAAGGAGATGAAGGCGGTGTAATGAAAGTGGAGCTAGTAAAAGATGGACAGGACTGATAAAATAACGCTAGGAATTTTCATAGGAGCGATGGTGCTTATCGTCGTGTTGGCAAGTGGTTGTAAGACACTCCCCGGCTCGTTGGAAGTAGACACGCCTTTCTTTGATATAGAGTACCAAGGCGCTAAAGAATGAATTTTGATGATCTTAAAGTTGCAATCGCTAGTGCTACTGGTTTGGGTAACTGGATGGTTGAGATAGACCTCGTACTGAAGGTGGCTATATCTGTTGCAAGCTTGATCTACATAGGTTTAAAGATAAGACAACTTTTGAAGAATGGCAGCTAAAGGCATACCGACAGCTTACAACAAACCACGGCGCATCAAAGCAGGTGAGCCGGGTTACGGTAAGAAAAAGTTTGTAGTCAACGCGAAGCAGGGTAGTCAGACAAAGGTCATAAGGTTTGGTGACGCGAACATGGAAATAAAGAAGGACAATCCTGCGCGTAGAAAGAATTTTAGAGCGCGGCATGGTTGTGACAAACGTCCGCCTAGTAAGCTAAGTGCGCGTTATTGGTCGTGTAAGAAGTGGTAAGATGAGTCTCTACAAAAACATAAACAAACGGAAGAAGGCTGGCACGAGTCGGCCAAAGTCTAAATCTACGATTTCTAAAAAAGCATACGCTAATATGAAAGCAGGGTTTCCAAAGAAAAAACGCAAATGATTAAGAGCAAAACATTCTGGGCAGGAGTTACCGGAGTAGTCAGCGCAATTGCTGGCTATCTTACGGGTGAACTGGAGTTAGGTGCTGCGATTAACGTAGGCATCACATCTGCGCTTGCTATCTTCGTGAGGCATGGCGTGAAGAAGGTGGAGAAGAAGTTAGACGGAGAATAGCATGGCATACGATAGACGTAAAAAAGGTGGCCAGCGTTTGATGGAGATGTCTCGCGCTGGCGCTAAGCGTAAGGCGGCTCGTAAGGCGAAGACGCTTGCACAGGCAAAGGCTAACATAGCTAAAGGCCCAGTTACATTAGGTGGTGCGAAGAAGAAGGTTGCACCAGCTAAAGCTGCGCCGAAGAAGAAAGTAGCTGCAACTAAGTCTGACGCAGGTAAATACATGGGGCCATACAGTAAAAGGACTACTTCAGCAAAAAAGAAAACTACCGCAAAGCGTAAAAGCAGTGGGCCAGCACCGTTGCCTAAAACTATGGTAGGCAGAGAAAGTTTTATGGATGCTGTTAAAAAGCGTGGCCCTAGCGCAGCTCTTACTGCTCTTAGCGTGGTTCCAGCAGTTAGGGGTGCTAGAGCGTTGGGAGGCTTATTAGGTATGGGTCGTAAAGCTATGCCAAAAATTAAACCAGATGCAGCAAGTAAGGTTCTGAGGCAGCAAGCTGACAGGAAAATTATCGACAAGGCTAAGCGTAAATATACTGGAGAGACTACAACACCTAAACCAAAAGATAAACGGTTTCAGCAACTTAAAAAGGTAGAAGCCTCTCAGCGCAGCAAACAGCAAAAGTCTGTTATCCCTAAGAAGAAAGCAGCCAAGAAAAAGACAGCTAAGAAGTGATAAAGTTCCTGTATGCTATTGCCAAAGCCATCCCTGCTCTTCAGCAAATTCTGGACAAGCTGTTCGGAGTTGCTAAGGAGCATACGGCTGCGGCACGGCGTACAGCGAAGGACGATCTCGTTGACAACGCTATTGCTGATGCTCTCAGTTTTCCTAGCGAGCGGATGCACGGCGACAAAGCTAGCGAACAGCGAGCGGCTGATAGCACATCCACAGTTTCGGGCAGCAGCACAGGCAGCACCGGAGTTCACGCGCGAAGCGCTCAAGACGATCAACCGTCTTGAGTATGAGTTGGAAAGGAAATGACACCAGCAGTAAAGGTAACTACTACGAAAGAAACCGCGCCTCCTACGAAGCGCGATAAACCTGCGGTAACGCCAGTAGTAAAACGATGAGTGTAGAGTATATATTAAACAGGTTTGGTAAGAAGGTTGGTATGCTTCCGAGTGATACCAACCAGCGTTCGTTGTTGCTTGACTACCTTAACGAGGCTGCGCAGGAACTTTACGAGCAGTCCGATATGCCGGGTTGCCTAGAAGAAGCGGAGTTCTACGTGCAAGGCGACAAGACGATTGCCATGCCAGCAGATGTCTACGCGATACGTGGCATCCGCGAGAAGTCGGGGGACAATGACATCTGGGACGCAGAGCCAATGACGGCTCGCTACCGTGAGAACGGATGGGAGACAGATCACAACAAGTTTCGTATCAAAGGCTACAGCGCATTGCAGCGTTCGTTGCCCACGAGCATTACTGAAGCAGCTAACAGTACAAACAAGCTAGTTGTTAAATGGTATGGCATTACAGCCGCTACTGACACTTTTAGCATAGTAGTTACTACGACAATTAGTGCTGGTTACACTCTAACTGTTGGCAACGTTGCTGTAACAAATAATCCAAGTAGCAGTAATCAAGTAACGCTAAGCAACCTCACCGTCCCGTTTACGGGCGTTACAAGTTTTGTTCGTGACTCAAAGCCTTCAAGCACTCAAGGAAAAGTTCAGCTAATTGACTACGCAGATAACAGTATCGTGTATGCTGAAATACCGTCGAATGCTATGGAGTCTCGTTACTTGATTGTGGATGTCAGCGAGTTTCCCTTTAGCTCTACTGCATCGCAGGACGATGCTCATACTTTACAGGTTCTCTACAAGAAAAAGCTGCCTCGATTACAAAATGATATGGATGAGTTTCCTGCGCCGGGTTACGACAACATCCTCGTGAGTAAATGTATGGAGCTGTTCCTTGAGGAGCAGGGTAAGATGGAAGAAGCAATTCTCCACGACCGCAAAGCATCGCGCTCCTTGGCGCGTAGGCAAGCTGATCTAGAACGAGGTCAGGAACAACAAGTAATTTTCAAACGCCACAACCACGATAAGCTGACATGGCTCGCTACGCGCAAACCTCGTTTATAGGCGGAATGAACATGGCCGTTGACGATTCTCGCATTGGAGATGACGAGTATCGCATAGGCTATAATGTGCGCAATAGGTTTGGTGAGCTGCGTCCCATCAGACGGCCAGAGGAACTTGATACGGGCATAGACTCGCAGAAGGGCAGCATTGACAGCATCACAATACACGAGGGCGGCACAGGTTATAGCGCAGGTAACTTGGTTGCTACTGATCCTACTGGCAGCGGTTCAGGTTTTGCTGGAACGTATACGGTAAGCGGTGGTGTAGTAAACACCGTCACGATTACGAACGGCGGCGAGAACTACAGCAAGCAAACCACAGTAAGCACACAGCACGCTGGCAATGGTGACAACAGCCTGTCGTACACGCTCGACTATAACGAGGCTCCTGTGCAGGGTTTGTATGCGTTGGGTGATTTTCTGATTATCGTACAGAACGGCAATGCACGATTTCGTCATCGGCTTTCTACAACATGGACTACACTTTGGGATGCCTCGACAAACGCAACCCTACGACTTGATCCCAACGCAAGCGATGTTTTCATACAAGCTGTGCCGGGGTCTACGATGGATATACCGCGCCGTGCAAAAGATAACCAAGATGCGCTAGGAACTGAGGGCGCTCATTCTATAGAGCTGCACTACAATACAGCTTTGTGGGCGAGGACTGACGCAGGTGTTGTGTTTCAAGATGGTAGCAATCAGCCAAACTTGCTGACATTCTCGTCTAGCGAGCAAGGCGCTACTGCTACGGTGCGCAAGTGCAAGACTTATACTGAGTGGGGCGCGACTTACAGAGAGTACGTGCCTATCGGCAAGCAAATGGTTTACTTCAACGGTAAACTTTTTATTGTCAGCGCAGACGGCCAGAAGATTTACCAGAGCGTCACAGGCAGACCGCTGGATTTTGTAACGGCTATTGATACAACAGGTGCGCAGATAGATGCTGCTGAGTCAAATGGTGGTGCGGAGGTCACAGCTTACAGCGTAAGCTACGAAAAGATTTCGTGCATTGCGCCCCTTAACACGGATAGCCTGCTCGTTAGCACACGGACGGGTACTTTTGCGATTAAACCGGACTACGAGCATACGTTGTTTGGTGAGCCTACATGGACTAAGCAGTATATGTTTGGCGCATCGGTCGTAAATCAGTTTTCGTTCGTGGACATACTGGGCGACTTTGCTTTCATAGACGCTGAAGGCTTACGCTCGTTTAACGCCGTGCGACAGCTACGCAACGAAGGTCGCAACAGCGCGTTCTCGCTCAAGGTCGCAAAACTTTTTGAAGACATTGTGCAGGTAGGCGGCGCTGCCATCAGCTTCGACAACTACACTTTCTTTTCAGTTAAAACGATCTACGGCTACGGTGTGCTTGTGTTTGACGGCACGCTACAGAAGTTTGTGTCGCTTGACTTGTATCGGACAGATACGGGTAAAACGCTTGGGCAGATCACACACTTTTCAAAAATAGACACAGACACAACGCACGAAGTTTATGCGGTAACTGCGCAGGGCGGCTTTTACAGACTGTTCACAGGCGCTAAGTACAACGACAGCTTTGTGCAGACGAAAGCGTTCAACACAGGCACGTTGGATGTTGAACAGAAGCCAATGCAGTTGCGCACATTGTTTAACGGTATTGAGCGGTGGGAGTATGATGCTATTCGCCTAACTGAGGGCGCAAACGTTAGTCCTAATGGAGTTAACACAAATCACTCAAACCCCGGTACACTAGAAACAGGTAGTGCGTTTGCGTTAGATGTTGAAGCTGTACCGTTTGATCTTGCTAGCGGCACGGAAATATTTTTTACGGGAGGAAGTCCGAACACGGGCGGTACGTTTACACTTACAGAAGCTGCTAACGAAGGCACGACAGTAATCACAGGCACGTTTACTAGCACAGGCACGATAAACAAATTTTATACTAAAGGCTTTATACGTTTTACCGGCGAGGGAACTGCTAGGGTTGCTGTTATCAGCAATGCACGTAAGTCAGAAACTCCTTCGACAATCAGTAAGACTATTGCAGCGCCAAAAGCTATAGCCGTCAACTACACCGACACGTATCCGGTAATGTGGAACAACGAGAACAAGATGCAGAACTTTCTTTTTAACTTTCAGCAGGGCCGTCAAGGGCTGAAAGTGGGCTACACTATTGAGTGGAACACGAATGCGACACTCTCTATGATAACGCCAGAGACGATAGATTTAACACCTAAAAATCCTTTTATGACACAAGCTTATGGGAGCAACAGTTAAGAGTACAGAGTTCGTAGATGACAACGTTTTGTTCGCGTCGAAAGGCTCGGCAAACAGTTGGCGTTTGTCTATGACCGTGGACAGCAGCAACGAAATTGCGGAGGGCGTAGCAAAGCGCAGCAAACACGTGGCTGACATCACGCAGGTAGACGGCACGGCAATAAACACAGGCAGCAGCGCTACAGATCAAACGTCTGTCCCTGCGCTTGGTGGAACATATAGCGAAGCTGAAGTGAAAGCCGCGTTTACGGCGCTTGCTGAAAAGATAAACTATCTAACGTACAAGTTGGAACAGGCAGGACTAATGTCCGACAGCTAAGGAGATAAGATATGGGACTTTTAGATGACATCGGAGGTTTGCTAGGCACAGGCGCGACAATCTACGGCTTGTCGCAGTTGGGTCGTACGCCAACGCCGTCAGTTAAAGATACGACAGCAGAAGCACTTGAAGCGTACAGACTAAACTACCCTGCGTATGCAGAGATGTTGCGTCAGGAAGCTGGTCGAGAGTTAGAGCGTCAGCAAGAACTTTACCCTGAACAGCTCAAGCTAGCTCAGCAACAGCTCGGTGCAGCTAAAGCATTTGTACCGCAGTACGGTCAGCTTGCTTCTGACGAGGCGTACCGCGAGGCGATGTCCGAAGCTGGCAAGCAAGTGGATGTTCTTCGCGGCCCCGGCGGTCAGCTCATAGATGAAGCGTACGCTAAGGCACAGCAAGTAGATCCAGAGTTCTACGGCCAACGCGCTCAAGCGGGTGCGCTGCTTGGTGACTTGCTTCGCAGTTTTACTGATCCAAGTACGGGGCGTTTCACCGGAGAACTTAGCGGAGGCGAGCGTGCAGAAGTTGAACGGCAAGTTAACAGAGCGCGACAGATGCGTGGTGGTTTGGGTGGGCCGCAGAACGTAAGTGATATAGTTTCTCAGGCGATGCAGTTCGGACAAGCCGCACAACGCAAGCGCGATCAACTTGGTCAGGCGCTAGGTGTTGCTACATCTTTCCTTCCTGCATCTCGTAGCGGATTTGACCCACTACAGGTTGCACTCGGCAGACCGTCGCAGCAATTCGGTGCGCAACAGTTTGCACCGCCAACGGCTGTAGCTCCCACGCAAGGTGCTGCTGGTCAGTTTATGGGTAACGTGATGTCAGGAGCTAGGCAATCTGCTGGGTTCCAAGCAGGGCAACCTTCGCTACTCTCAAACATTGGTAGCGTAATGAAAACATTTCCCGGCCTCGCAGGAGGTCTTAGCTGGTAAGGACAAACATGACTGAAGAAGAAAGAAGACGACGACTAGGTATACAAACTACTCCAGAGTATGAAGACTATCTCATACGTGTTGCACAAGCGCGTGCAGCAGGACTACCTGACCCTGCACCGTTAGTTGGAGTGCCTACTGAAGAAGCACAACCTACGTCTCGCGCTGCTATGATGCAGCCCGGTGAGCAGCGGTTGATACGTCCTTACGTTGACCCTCGTGACGAGATGATTGCTTCTAGCCCTGCGCTCGTACGTCCGGTTTACAGCATACTTGATCGAATGCTGCGTCCCGGTCGTGCTGGTATGGCAGATCGCATGAACCGTGAGTACATGGAGGGACTACTTCAACGTGATACCGACCAGCGCATGAGTGCTGCGAAGTTACAAGAACAGCAAGCGAAAGCCGCGTATGCCGATATAGAGCGTAGAGCAGCAGAAGGTGATACGGATGCGTTAGATCAGATCGAAGCGTTATCAAAAGCGCGGTACGCAGGGCGTAGCACAGGTTCTGGAACTCCTGACTATGCCAGCCAGCTTATAGAAACGTTTAGAGGTCGTGCCGGAGGTCAGACTAGCGGTGATCGACCTCCTATGATACCAACACCAGAAGGCGCTAAAATGCCTATGCGAAGAGCTGAACCTGCTAATCCGTACGCAAACCTGAGTGCTGAAGATGCAAGGGCATTATACGATTCTCGCATAGCTGAGATAGATACAACAGCACAGCAGCAGATAGATAGCGCTCCTTTGAGTAGTGTTGCTCCTGTGAATTTAAAAAATTTGCTGTTTGATAGTGACGTTCCTTCGGGCGGCCCTGCTGATACTGTACGACAAGCGGAGGCATTAAAAGCGTTAAACCTTCGACAGCTTAGAGAATATCATCCTAACGTTGCTCCTCAGTTATAATGACCGAAGAAGAAAAGCGTAGGCTGCTTTTACAGTATGGGTACAATCCAGATGAGTACGATCTGGTTGAGCCTATAGAGTATTATAAAAGCGAAACGACACGACCTAGCGCAGTAGGGACAGGTTTAAAGCAAAGCATAGGCCCGACGGCTGGCGCTCTTTACGGCGCTAAAAAAGGCGCAACGTTGCTACGACCGCTTGGGCCGAGGGCAATGGCAATTGGCGGTTTTACTGGAGGTGTTATAGGCGCTATAGGCGGCGGTCTTGGTCAAGACGTTGTAGAAGAAGCTGTTTTAGAAGAGGCTGATAAAACAGCTCTCAACCTAGAGCGCCAAGCAGCAGCACAAAAATACCCTTACACAACATTCTTAGCTCAGTCAGCACCATCTGGCTTTGTTGCAGGGCCGTCGTTGACAACTATTAAAGCACTTCCCGGTGCTATAAAGAACGCTCCGCTACGTACAATGACTGCGCTTGAAAAACACGCACTCACAAGCGCAGGTATAGGTAGCGGTCTTGAAGCTGGTATAGAAGCTGGTTCACAGATAGTGAGAGGCGAGGATCTAGACTATGGTAGAATAGGTCTTGCTGGTCTTGTCGGTGGTACACTTACCGAACCTACAAGTTTAGGGCGTAAAATATTTGACACACCTAAAGCACCTCTACCGGACAAGATAAAATTAAAGGATGCTGAAGGTAACCTAGTAAGAGATGCTGAAGGTAACGTCCAAGAGATAAACAACCCAGCGCTGATGGAGCAGTTGGCTGCTACACGTAGCCGAGTCTTTGAGGAGAAAGCCGCAGCAGAGAAGCAGCTTGAGCTAGCCATTCAAGCAAACGAAGCGAAGCAAGCAGCAAACGATAGCGCCAGAGCTGACGCAGAGACAGCGAAGCGCGACGAGACAACGGCTTCGGAAGACAAGGAGTCAGCGCGGCTACTGAAAGAAGAGAGTATAACTCTGAACAGAGAACACGCTGAAGCGAAGAAGCAACGAGACGCTTTAGATCAAGAGCTTAAAAGTTTAAGCGAACAATACGACTCTGATCATATACTTGTAAGCAAAAAGAAAGCCGAAGGGCTAAAGGCTGTTCAAACACTCAAGAACGTAGAAGAACGTATACTTCAAAACAACAAAGCTAAAGCAGCTTTAAAGAACGAGACGTACGCTCAAGAGCAAGAGGCTGATGACCTAGCTAAACTTCATATCCGCAGAGAACAAGCGATTACAGGCAAGACGCTGAAAGCACCGCCTCCCGCTGATACGCTAAGAGCTGCTAAGGGTTTGGCAGAGCGCATCGGTATGAGTTGGCGTGCGGCTATCCCAGAAGTCGTGAAGATGGCCAACGTCGAAACGCCTGATAAGTTGCGAGGAATTTACAGCGTAGCAGAACACGCGGCTGCTATAAACGAAGATGCTGCCACACCTGACACTCCCATACACGAGGCTATTCA